CGACCCAGCTCTCCGCTGTCACCTTCGACGTGCTCCAGTCCCGCATGTCGGCCAAGTGCTTCATCGACCCCAACCTGCCACCGACGCCCTACGGCCAGGAGATCAAGGCGGGCGAGTTGGAGCATTTCTCCAACCTGTGGCCGGGGTTCAAGCCCTACATGCTGATCCTCGCCAACCCGGGCTACGAGGACCACTGGCTGGAGGTCATCGCCGCACGCAACGAGAAGGACATGGCTCGTGGTGTGCGCCCCCTCTACGCGGTCGTCCGCACCACCATGGAGGACAACCGCAAGCACCTCCCCGAGGGCTACATCGAGAAGGAGAAGGCACGCTACAAGGACGACCCCATCGGCTACCAGATGTATATCCTGGGTCAGACCGGCACGCGTGTCGAAGGCCAGCCGGTGTTCCAGGCCCACTACCAGCGGGAGAACCACCGCAGTTCGGACCTTCGGTTCAACCCCGGGTGGCCGCTGGTCATCGGGGCCGACTGGGGCTATCAGCGCCCTCGTGCCGTCTTCGGCCAGCTTGACCAGGAGATCGACGCGTTCAACGCCCTGGACGAACTGTGTCCGAAGCAGTTGGAGGCCGAGCAGTTTGCCCAGCAGATCGTGGACTTCATCAAGCAGCGGTTCCCGAAGGCCAAGAGCATCCTCGCGTTCGGCGACCCGTCCGGGTGGCAGAAGACCGACAAGGGTGACCCGACCATCGTCCGCGTGCAGAAGGTCACCGGCTTCCAGTGGGTGCCATCCAACAACGACCTGGACGCGGGGCACGGCGAGCTTCGTCGCCTGATGCGGGACTTCCGCCGCAAGGGCGAGATCTTCCGGCCCAGGTTCCAGCACTCGCCTGCGTGCTCTCACCTGGAGCTGGCCATCCGCCAGGGCTACACCTTCGACGTGAACAGCAAGGGCCAGGTCGCGGACAAGCCCAACCCCCGCAACCCGTTCAAGGACATCATGGACGCCCTGCGCTACATCATCATGGGGCTCTACGGCTTCGCGGGCATGGTCCGCGAGTCCAGGAACCCGTGGGAGATGGCTGTCACGGGTTCCACGTCCCTCGGCGAGTCCTGCGAGGCGCTGGGTCCGGAGCGCCTGGACACCAACCGACCGACCGAAGATTCCCACAACTCGATGTTTAAACGGGGTTGACAAGTCCCCCCTCTCATGCCATCGTAGCGCCAAACCAGGAGATCTATGCGCGAGCTTGCGAACGTTTCGATTGAGCCCGGTCGTGGCATCGAGCCCATGCTCGTTGACCCGATGAACTACGCCGAAGATCAGGCGACGGCGGTGCGCTGCCGTGACAACCTCCTGCCGCTCCTCTCTCAGGTCCGGATGCAGCGGTCCCAGATCGAGGAGCTTTGGGATCGGTGGTATCAGGTGTGGGCGGCGAAGCATCGCTACCGCCTCTACGAGGGGCGCTCCGACCTCTACTTCCCGATTGCTCGCAAGATCGTGGAGCAGCACGTCGCGGGCATCAAGATGCAGACCTTCCCGGCGACCGACTCCTTCCAGGTTGTCCCCAACGACCTGGAGATGGACCCCCAGAGTGGGCAGCCCATCGGCATGGACCCTGCCACCCAGATGATGGCTCGCAACGTGTCTCGCCTCATGGAGCACGATGTCGAGCAGGCCAAGGTGGAGCGGTGGTCCGACCTGTTCATCCGCCAGGGCCTGATCTACGGCACCTCCGTGGCCAAGTGCTACTGGAAGACCGCCGAGACCACGAACTACCGCCTCCGCAAGAAGATGCTGGGCGAGGGCCAGGGCTACACGAACATGGTCCAGGAGGAGAAGATCATGCTTTTCGAGGGGCCGACCTTCCAGGTCGTCAACCTCCTCGACTGGTATATCCACCCGATCACCTGCCGTGACATCTCGGAAGCCCGCATGGTTTTCGAGGACTGCATGGTGGACTGGAACTTCCTCTCCTCGATGTCCGAGATCACCAAGGAGGTGGAGCTGGACGAGATGACGGGGCTGGAGACCGAGGTCGAGATCGAGGGCCCCTACTCGGCGTCCGTGGTGAAGCGCATCAAGGAGAAGGCCGAGAAGGACAAGGACACGGCGGGCGGCGTCAGCAACTCCGACGCGAACAAGGATCTTCGCCTCCAGTCCTACGGTGTCACGGTCAACCAGATCAAGGAGACCATCCAGACCTCGTGGAAGATCTCGGAGATCTGGTGCAAGTTCGACCTCTACGGGGACGGGCGCGAGATCTCGTGCAAGGTGACGGTGTGTGGCGACGAGATCCTGGAGATCCGTCAGAACCCGTTCTTCCACCAGATGGCCCCCTACCTCACCTGGAAGATCATCGACCTCCTGGAACTGTTCTACGGCCAGGGTCTCGTGGAGAGCATCGAGCACCACCAGTATGCCCTCAACGCCATGCTCAACCAGACGCTCGACGCGGTGGTCTTCCAGACCAACCACATCATCGTCGTGAACACGTCCCTGCTGGCCCAGGCACCCGAGACCCTTCGGATCGCACCCCGGGCCATCTGGAAGACGATGGCCAACCCCAACGAGGTCGTGTCGATCATCCGGCCTCCGGACAACAGCCAGTCGGCGTTCAACACCTCCAACCTCATCGCGGGCTCGATGCAGGACACGGCGGGCATGCCCCCGGTCATGCAGGGCAAGATGCCCGGGAAGGAGACCACGGCGACCGAAGTCAACCAGGTCGCAGCCGGTGCCATGGGAGCCCAGTCGGCGCTCATCCGTGGGCTGGAGGCGCAGGTCTTCTCGCCGATGCTCCACATGTGGTTCATGCTGGAGCAGCAGTTCCGCTCCTCGGAGAACATGCTCCGGATCGCTGGCATGCCACCCCTCATCGTGGACGTGAACGCCCTGACGCTCGACTGGCGCTGGAAGTGGCTCACGGGCTCGCAGGTTCCTCCGATGGTTCAGGCGATGCAGGCGCAGCAGAAGGCCGTGTCGGCTTCGACGCAGCAGCCGGGTGCGATGGGACTCGGCGCAGGCGGCGCTCCAATGGCGGGCAGTCCTGGCGGCGGCTCTGTGGGCCAGGGTGCGGGTCCTTCCATCGGCAACATCAGCGCATTCTGAAAGGGGCACCATGATCCACGAACCGGAAAAAGCAGATCTTACCCGCGAGGAGGAGAAGGCCCTCGCCGACATGATGCACGCGTTCATGGGGTCCGCTGGCTGGCGGTGGTTCGTTCGCCAGACGGAGCGCATGATCGAGGCGCAGCGGCGCACCATCGAGAATGCTCCGCTCGATGATACCCTTGCGCTGAGGATTGCCGAGAGTCGTGGGGCTGCCCGTGGTATGCGGCAGATGCTCGACTTCCCCGGCAACACTCTGAGCGCCGTCGTGGCGAGCCTCAATCCGGATCCGATGCTGGGGGGACAGCCGAAGCCAAAAGAATCTCCTTGACGTTTAAACACGTCTATGAGACAGTTCCATTCAGCAGGCCGAGCGGCGTAAAGACTCGGGTAGGTCGCAGCTACCAATCGTGCGTGCAGGTGGTCTCGTCAAGCGGACGTTTAAACGCGGGAAGGCAATACCATGACGGTCGAAGAAGCGCGGGCCCTGGGGTTTGGGGCTGAGGGATCGGATAGCACGAGCACTGGCGCTGGCGACAGCGAAGTCCCCACGGGGGACGATCCGGTGCCTGAAGTGGAAGGCGACGAACCACTGTTGGAGGAAGTCCCCGCCGAAGGTGCGGCCCCTGCTGCAGAGGTCGAAGCAGAACCGGATGAGGAGGCCACCCAGTCTCCGAAGAAGGGTCCACCGAAGACCGTGCCGTATGATCGCTTGAGCGAATCGAGGGCCGAGCTGAGAGCCGAACGTGCCAGACGCATGGCACTGGAGGAGCAGCTCGCAAGTGGGGCACCAGCCCCGCAGAAGGAGCCGAGGGCTCCGCTCACCGAGGAGCAGCAGTTCTTCAGAGATGCGGTCGTGGGCGACATCGACGCAGCCCGGGCAGAAAACGCGGAAGTTCGCGAATACATCCGGGAGCAGAAGGACAAGGAGACGAGTGCGGCGTTCTGGAACCAGCACGCTGACGTGGATGAAGCCGTCCAGGATGCCGTAGAGGCAGACTGGGCAGAAGCCAAGGCACTCGCCAAGAGGTCCGGACAGGCACTGAACTTCAACCGGCTCCACATCCTGTTGCTCAAGGAAGGTGAAGCCAGCTTGCAAGCGAAGGCTGCTGCGCGTGGCGAGGCCTCCAAGACGAGACAGGCGGCGGAAGTCCAGAAGCGGACTGTCGCTACCGTAAACCGCAACGCACGAGGCGTTACCACGGGGAACACCGTGGGACGCCCTGGAGCCAAGGCGTTCAAGGACATGACCGTGGCAGAGCAAGAGAAGGCTCTGGCGGACGTAATCATCTGAACGACCGGCTCCGCACTTAGCGAGGCAATCCCATGGCGACTCTCAGCACCAGTTCCAACTACGGCAAGGCGCACGTCGATGCCCACATCGTCAGCCGCCTGCTCGAAATCGGCAACCTCCGGAACAAGTTCCGGGAGTATGCCAAGAAGGAGAAGCTCCCCCAGGGCGAGGGAACGGTCATCCGCTTCCTTCGCTACGACCGGCTCGATGTCCCCCTGACCACGCTCTCCGAGGGCGTGCCTCCGGCTGACGACAGCCCCACGCTGAACTACATCGAGGCGACGGCGGGCCAGTATGGCCAGGTCGTCACCCTGACCGATGTCCTCCAGATGACGGTGAAGCACCCCGTCCTCCAGCAGGCCATCAAGCTCGTCGCGGACTCGATGGTCCGCACCGACGACCGCATCATCCAGGACGCCCTCATCGCGGGCACCAACGTGTTCTACGGAGGCAACCGCGCAAGCCGTGACCTCCTCCAGACCACGGACGTGCTCACCACGACCATCCTGAAGCGGGTCCACGCTGCCCTCGACCTCACCGATGGTGTGGCCGGTGGAGCGCCCTATTTCGAGGGTGGCATGTGGGGTGGCTGTCTCCACAAGAAGCTCGACCTCGACCTCGGCGACGACCAGACCTGGAAGGACATGGCCGTCCGTCAGGACAAGGAGAAGCTGAAGCGCGGTGTCGTGAACGTGTGGCAGGGTTCCGAGTGGAAGACCTCCAACTTCATGCACGAGCTGGAGAACGTCGGCGCGACCGAGACCCTGGTCACCAACGGCGGCACCATCACCGGCAACACCGGGACGGGCTCCTCGTTCGTCGCCGCGCAGACGGTCCTGGTCCGTGTCACTCGGACCCACAAGAAGCGCGGTTTCGAGGAGAAGATCTCCCAGCTGTTCACGCGTGCGATCACCACGACGGGCAACAACCTGATCGTGACCATCGGCACGGGTGGCACCTCGGCGAACTTCGTCTACAACATCTCGATCTCCGAGTCGGACGGTTCCTCGACCGTTCGTCGTGCGGCGACGCGTGTTGCGGCGGGTTCCGTGAGCACCTTCACGAACTTCCAGGCGGCGGGGACCATCGCTCCCATCCAGCCCGGTGTCGTGGGTGTCGGCGGTGTCACGGCGGGCTTCAAGGCCTACATCGGCTACGTCTTCGGTGACGACGCGTTCGGCGTCGTGGACCTGGACGGCGCGAAGCTCGATGCCGGTGTCACCAAGTCCGAGCGGTCCATCGCGGACCCTCTCATGCAGATCCGGAAGGTCGGTGCCAAGTTCTTCATGACGGCCCTGATCCTCAACGATCTCTGGATCGCCCGCGTCGAGTGCGCTTCCGCCTACTGACCAATAGCCTGGGGGCTTAACCGCCCCCAGGCCCTTCACTTTCGAGGTATACGACTATGGCTTCCGGCACTTCTCCCCAGACTTCCATCGCGAGCGCACTGGGTGCTCGCGGTTACGACCAGGGTGTCCTGGACATCCTCAACGCCATCCACGCTTCCATGCCCTCCTTCCTGGAGGCGTCCGCAGTCGCGGATGTCGCCTCCATTGCGTTCGGCGCGGAGGCCGTCCAGGCCATCACCGTTCCCGGTGCAGCCCTCGGTGACTACTGCCAGGTGTCCATCGTGGACACGCCTGCTTCGGGTTCGCTCGCGGATGCGAGCCTCATGGCCCGGGTCTCGGCGGCGGACACGGTGACGCTGACGATCTCCAACCTGCACGCGGCAACCGCCCTGGACCTCTCGGCGGCGGCTGTCTTCCGGGTGCTCGTCACCAAGAAGGGCACCGGCCCGTCTGCTGGCAAGACGTTCACGCTCTGATTCGTGCAAGGAAGGGCAGCTCACCCCAAACCCCCTGGGGGCGAAAGCCCCCAGGACGTAGCACCCCCAAAGGAGCACCATGGCTCAGGAACCCCTCAAGACCGAGAACGATCTCCTCCGCGCACAGCTCTCCGAACTGACTGCCCGCTTCGACGGGCTGCTCGCCGGTCTGATCGCGGGTGGCAAGAACCCCGCCAAGATCATGCGGAAGGCGGACCCGGAGCCCGAGTTCCCGATGGTCAGGTTCTACGTGCCCTTCGCCTGCTACATCAACGGCGTTGGCTACCTCGGTGACGTGAACGTCCCCGAGAACGTCGCCCTCGCCCTCCAGTCCATCCTCTCGCAGCGCAAGGACCACGACCTGCGCCTCACCCAGGCGAAGTCCCCGGTGGACTACGAGGTCGGCTCGATCTCGCGCAACGGTCAGGTCAAAAGAATTCTGCCCGACGTGGTTTGATACGCGGGCGTTTAAACGGCGAGGAATCCAATGCCAGGTCCCAAGGAAACGCTCATCTCCCTCAGCTCCTCCGAGCTTGTTGCGGCTCCCACGGCGGGCACGTTCTACGTGAAGCGGCGCTACCCCGTCCCTGCGGGGAGAGTGTGCCGTCCCATCCGGGCCGGTTCCACGACGCCCACGGCGGGCTCTCGCACGACCATCGGGATCGGGCGCAAGCTGGGCTCGTTCGCGTTCAACGCGACCCCCAGCCTCGGCGTGCTGACCCTGGACCCCACGGACCCGACCAAGCACTACGCCCGGTTGTTCGCCGTGGTCACGACCATTCTGGGTGGCACCGGAGCCCCATCGCTGATTGCGACCTACAAGAACGAGGCAGGGGTGGCAGGACGCCTCTCCGTGGCTTCGGTGATCCCGATCTCCTCTCCGGTCGGCAACGCTTTCGAGTTGCCCCTTCAGATCATTGCCTCTCATCGTGACGGGGGCATCCTCGATCTGACCAGCCTCGCGGACACCGTGGGAAACAACGGCGCGAGCGCGGCGGTGGACATCATCGGCCTGAACATCCTGCACGATGCTGGGGGAGTCCTCAACGGCGCGGAGGGGGTGGACTTCCCCATGGGGACGCCCGAGGCGCGTCCACCGGAGGAGATCTTCATCCTGCTCCAGCAGGTTGCGACCACGGCCCAGCAGAGAGCGGCCCTCTTCGTTGGAGCCTTGTCTTTGGGCGGTGATCCGGTCTACGATGTGTAAGGAGGTAGGCCATGGCCGCGATCCATACCATCGACCAGATTGTGACGGAAGGACTTGAGCTGGGGGGCAACCCCGGACTGACTGTCCGTGCTACCGCCTTCCTCAAGTTCCTTCTGGACACCATCTACCGTGTCCAGGACTGGGAGTTCCTTCGCACCACGGCTGACGTGCTGGCCGATGCGGGGAACTTCGCGAAGCTCTCGGTGGCGCTCCCGGCGACCTACCGGGCCATCAAGCAGGTGACGGTCCAGGGCGGGGACTCCCAGCCCCTGATCCAGATGCCTTTCGAGGAGATCCACCGCGTCCAGAAGAAGGACATTGCCCTGGGCGCGAATGCCTCCTCGGGCAAGCCGCTCTACTTCGCCACGAGTGAGGAGGCAGCGGCCATCTCCCTCCTGTTCTACCCGATCCCTGACACCCGCTACACCTACGAGCTGGTCTACTACAAGCAGCCGGATGTGCTCGCCTACACGGGTGCGAGCAAGCCGGAATTCTCGGACTCCTCGGCGCTCATCATGGCTGTGGCGCACTTCGCCCAGCAGTGGGACCAGAACAACATGCAGGAGCTGATCCGGCGCGAGGCCAAGAACATCTCCGACGCCTACCGGCTCAACCACCGTGACACGGGTCGTGCGGGCGTGATCGTGCTTCCCTTCGATGAGGTGGCCTTCCCCAAGTGGCTCAGGGAGTCGGTGTGATTCCGGATCGCACCGTAAATCTGCGGGGCATCCAGGGGATCAATCGCACCGAGGATGCCCGCCTGAGTGATGCCGGTTCGTGGCACACCACCATGAACATGTATGGCAAGCTGCCTGGGCTCCTGGAGGAGCGTCCGGGCTCTCGCCTCGTGGTCAACGGCAAGGTGCCTACGACGGGTGCATCAGGCTCCGGCAAGGTCCGGGTCAACACGCTGCAGATTGGTCTCTCGGATATCATCCCGGCTGCTCGCGTGGCAGGAGAGACTGCCCCGGCTCTCATCGTCGCTGCGGGGCGTCAGCGCAGGGGACCGGCGCTCAACTACGCTACGTCTCTCGGCTCGGTGTCGAGCCCTGCTGCGGCGACTCTGACTCTTGGGGCCCTGACCCCCCGGGTAGAGGCTCGCCCCTTCCAGAACGTCAACCTGACCTCCCAGCTCCCTCTCGACGCTGCCATCGCGTTCCTGCCGGAGCTTCGTGAGCCGGTCAAGCGTGTGGGTGGTATGCACAGGTTCTACTTCGGGGACGGGTCTCGCTGGACGGTGGCGGCATTGAACATGGGCTCCGGCGTGGACCGGCTGGCCTACGTGGACGGGGCTAACCTCGACCTGATGAACGAGACCAGCAGCTACCCCCACAACGCGCCTATCATGGCACGGGGTGCGGATTGGTCGTTCGTCCCCTACCGGCAGAAGGAGCTTCCTGCTCCGTCTGGTGCCGTGCTCATCGACGGGCAGTATTACGTTCTCGTGGGTTCGGTCGCGTCCCTGAACGCCAGCTTCCCGGGTATCTCGCAGTTGCCGGGTATCATCATCAGCGGGGTTAACTACTACCTGCCCGTCAAGAAGCTCGTCATCAGCGGTGGCTACTGGGGCCTCGCGTGCAACGGCATCGACCCTCCGTTCACGATCAAGCGTAGCACCCTGGAGCAGCCTGGGAACCAGGTCTACTTCGACATGCTGGACGTTCAGAAGTCGGACGGCTACAGCTCGGCGGGCGGTGCGCGGCGGCTCACCACGCTGCGTGCCCTGGCCATCTACCAGGGCTCGGTGGTCTACGGTGGCTACCGGATGGAGCATCTGGGGGCGGACATCGGTGAGACCGATGAGGTCTACGACCACTACATCACGTTCGCGGACCCGGGTGATCCCCACAAGCTGGCGACCACCAACGGCATCATCTCCTCGGTTCGCATCGGTGACACCGAAGAGGAGCACATCACGGCCATGGCCGTCACCACGGTGCCCACTGACGCCCAGGGTCTCAAGGGCCAGCTTGTCGTGTTCACGGGTCAGCGGGTGGTCATCTTCGACGGCCTCCCGCCGATCTCGGGCAACCCCCTCGGCGTGAACTTCGCATCCACCGTGGTCAAGGGCATCGGGTGCAACGCCCCCAAGACCATCGTGTCCACCTCTGAGGGTGTCACGTTCCTGGGGAGCGATGGCGTTGTCTACCTCATCCGGGGACTCTCCGGTCTCGTGCCCATCGGGCGTGCGGTGGAGCCCCTGCTCGTTTCCCTGACCCCTAACCAGCAGTCGGCGTGCTGCGCCTACTACGACGTGCGGGACCGCTTCTACAAACTGTCCTACCCCACCGCGAGCTACTCGGAGGCTGGGCGTGGTAGCTCCAAGGTCGGGGCTCCGTCCCAGAACCCGACTCAGGATCGCTTCAGTGGAGTCGTCGCCGACAAGCAAGTCTGGGCGGACATCGGGCACATGGTGGGCCAGGGCATGGACCTGGGCATCCGGTGGTTCGGGCCGCACGAGGGCATGAAGCACGCCTGCTACGCGTCGGCTCAGGGCAAGGGTGACACGGGCCAGGTCTTCGCAGGGTCGGCCATCGACGCCAGCGTCTACGAGGTGAGCGTGCCGGGGCTCTACACGGACCCCGTGCCCGAGAACCCCACCACCACGCGGGCTCTTACTTGCGTGGCTATCACGGGTCTGTTCGACCTCGGGGACGCCCATCTGGACAAGACGGTCAGCGACTTGCGCCTGGGCGTCGGCACGTCGGTGAACGTGACCCTGAGCAGCACCATCTCGATCCTGGGGAACACCCTCGGGGCTCAGTCGGTGGAGGAGTTCTCCTCCCCGGTCACGCCCCCGGGCGACGTGCTGGGTTCGACTTTCGTCCTCGGCACGTCCAAGCTGGTGAGCAACGACGACTACCGGCTCGTCAACCTTGACCCGTCCAAGCGCCTCCGTGGTAAGATGTTCCGGTTCATGTTCCATGTCTCTCCCGCTGGATCGCGGGTATTCTTCGCGGACTTCCAGTTCAGCTACCTGACGCATGCTCGGAGGCACTAAGCCATGGCACTTCTCGCAGACTACACCAACCTGACGGACGCGGCGCTCTCCGCTGCGGAACTGAACTCGCGCTTCCAGGCCCTCTGGAACCTTCTCGGGTTCACGACCCAGGGACAGGGCACGCTCGACTACCTCAACTCCTCGCTGGCGACGAACCCCTACCGTAACACCCAGATCGCTGACACGTCGATGGTGCTCGGCACGGCGGTCTCCGGCACGAGTGACCAGACCGTCACGAAGCGGACCCTCTTCGACGCGGGCTCCTTCCGGCACAACACCACGGCCAGCAACCGGGAGACCATCGCGAACGCGGACGGTAGCACCATCGGGGCGCGGACGTTCTGGAAGCGTTGGGTGCCTGCGGCTCTGTTGACCATTGCCACCCTTCTCCCGGGCTCCATCGTGGTCCCCGGAGATGTCATCTCCATCGTCGTGGACAACCGGGGTTCTGCGGGTGCGTTCACCCTGATCTCGACGGGCGCGGTCGGCTTCGTGAACGAGTTCCACCTCCGGGGTGGCACCTCCACTTCCATCGCGGTGGGCTCCATCGGGGTTGTCGGAACCTA